TACAGACACAAGAGGATACATTACGTTCACATGATTGAACGCAATCACCGCATCGCCAATGGTTCTTCCGAGTCCACCGGCAGCGGTTGAGGTATTAGTTAAAGCCATTTGCTTAAACTCCTTTTAAGGTAATTAAAAATTCAGTCATCATACGGCTTCCTTAACGTCCCCGGTCCGAATCCACTAAACACACCAATACTGTCCGGCTTCTTGCCCTTCTGTACTCGCTCCCCACGTTCTTCGTGGATGTCAAGGTAATCATCGTAACTGACTGAAGAACCTTTATAAGTACATTCAATATCTTCGCCACTATCTACTTTCTTGTGACGTAGGTCATTGTCTGGGTCAAGTGCTTTTTTAAATATATCAGTTGCCATAACCGATCTTAATATTGCCGGACGTTTGCGGGTTGTTGGCTTTCTTGTATCCATCTGGATCAACTGAAGCCCATTCTTCAAACGAAGCATAACCGCCCGTCGATGTTGGTTTAGAGTTATCTACCGAAGCCGGTGAGGGAGTTGTAGAGACTTTTTCCACATGAACTTCCAATTTCTCAAGTGAAAGTCCATCGTAAATTGCACGATCTTCTTCTGGTAACTTGGAGAGTAAAGACTCTCGCTTTGTCACATTGTAATCATCGAAGGCTTGGGCTTTCTTTTCAGCTACTTCAAGTTTGGAAGTCATATCCGCCATGATTTGATCGTATTCGCCTTTTGATTCCATTTCTTTCAGTTTCCGAGATTCTGCTTGTTCCCTTGCACTCTTTTTAATCGTGTCAAGTTCAATCTTCAATGTGTTTTTTTCGTCCACCAATTCACTAAACCGTGCGTAAGGAACTTGATTGACGGGCTGCTTTTCTTCACTTGCAGTTGTAGTGGTGTCCTGTTTTACGTCTGGGACTTCGACTTGTTGTTCACTCATTTTAACCTCTTGTTTGAGTTAGTTAATTCTTTTGCTTTACAAGCGGCTTATCAAGGTTCTCACCCTTATAATCCGATGGGACTAATTGACATCGACAATTGGTTGTGCATACACTAAAGCCAGAAGCGGGAAGTCCTATCGTTTCAAAGAACTCCATCGTTCCTGTTTCCCCATGCCTTTCCTCACAATCCGGACATACCTTGCCATCACCTACCGATACCCATTGAAATTCTTGTACTCCCGCTTTGGTAAACTCTCCATTGGCACTACCATTGGATGAAAATTCAACCGCATTTTTTACATTGTTTTTAATTTTGTTTCTAAATGTGCCGAATAGTATTCCACCTTCTTTTAAATCATTTAGAAGCGTTAGTTTGATTGCATCGTCTGTCATTCCCGCAAGTTGCATATTGGCAATTGCTTCTTGAATCGTTAATGCCGTTATCTCTGCCGACGTGGTAATCTGATTAGCAACTGTAATTTGAAGGTCAGGCACGTTTAATTTGTCTTTCGATTTCTAATTCAACCATCTTTAAAATTCTTTTTTCTGCTTTTGTTGTGACACCAAACCATTCACGGACCGGAAGATTCCCCGCACCCTCTTGATGAAAACCACCAACGTCCGACATGGTTACGTTTGTCCCAGGATATAATTGTATCTCGCCCGGATGTATGTTTGCTTCTTGATTCTGTTTTGTTGCTTTATCAATCACAAGGTTTCGCATCTTCCCACTTCGGACTAATGTCTTTCCACTTGATTTTTTAGATGGTTGCAATGCACCCTTTACTCCTTGACCCTTTTCTAATCGTTGAAAGTGATCTTCTTTTATAATTTGTGCGCTGCGGTTCAACTCTTTGGTCAAATCCAACGATATTTTATTCAGATCAAAATTCTTTGTAATTGTAATTGCTTGTTTAGCCACTTTTCTTTAACACTTCTTTAGCAAACTTCTTTCCTTGCTTTGCGCCCTTCTCTATTTCGTCAACGTGTTCATTCAAGAAAGACAATCCGAGACTTAATAAATATTCTTTTGGATTCTTCAATAGGTCATCCATATCAATTGATGGCAATATGCTATCGGCATTCTGAATCACTTCTTCTTGCAGTTTATCGATTTTAGCGATGTGATTAAGTACCAACTGTGCCAAGTCTCTTTAATCCTTCGAACAATGGTTGCTCTGGTTGTTCTGGTTGCTGCGCTTCTGCTTCGGCCTTCTTGTTCTCGTCCACTCTATCCATAAGCGTTGTCAAATCTTCGTCACTTATGTCTGGGTTGAAATGGCGGATCAAGTCCGTGCGGTCCATCAATCCTTTTGCCATCATAAATTCAAGGCGTGCAAACTCCTGGGCTTGGTCTGTAGGAAATTCTATTTCGGCGAAATCCACCGAATAATTTTCACCCATATCTTTGCCCGTATGTACACGGATAATCTCACGATCCACTTCATATCTTTCATGCTCCCAATCTCGCCATTTAGGTATATCCGAAATGCGTGATTCTAAATTTTCCATCTCTAATAAACGTAACGCTGCACCGCTTGGTGCATTACCCGATTCATCCCACTTGATTCGTAGATGGTTATTGATAGCCGTTTGATTGGCGAATGATTTACTCACCTCAATCATTTGACCAAGATTAGCGGGACTCGATACAAAAGAAAAGGAACTATCCGGTGGCATCAACAGTACGCGGTCAATACCAAGTTTCATACGAGTCGCTTCTTCAATACCCGTTGCCACAGGCTGCCCAAACGCAAACCGGGTTGCCAATGCGATCTCTGTATTAGCTATGCCGATTTGTACGGCTGCTCTTATAACGTCTGAAGCACTTGTTGTGTAATCAACAAAGGTCACAGGCATCACAGAATATGGATTCACGTTGTCATCATTGACTTGAATGGTTCTTCCGGCTTGGTCGAACTTCAAGTGGATTCCAGGCACACCATCTCTTGCTTCCGACCAGAATACGAATATGCGGTTGTTCTTTGCATCTCTGCCCACCTCATACGACACTCCAAAAGGACGAGACTCGCCTTCAAGGAAGTATCTTTTAAAGTAAGGGATTAGATCGTATTCCAATTGGTCACGTCCCCACTTACTTCTAAACGCCATTCCGCCTGTGAGCCACGATGTTTCGTTGAACTCTCTTGCGACTGTATCAAGGTGATGTGCGGACTCCATATACTCTCCGGCTTGTTCGCCATTCACCATACGCTTCGGTGGATTCTTGTATATCATATTCCTTGCACGAGCGAAACGTGGAACGATCTTCTGTGGAAAAGGCGGCACTTGTTCTAATGTGGAAGGGGAGAACCATTGCTCAATGTGTTGATCTACGTTGGTGTGATAATAGAAATCCAACGCGGTTGCTCGTTCTGCATTTTCTTTTTCTTCAAATCCTTTTTGCGCCCGGCGAATAGATTCAAGGACTATCTGCTCGGAATAGTTTGGTAATACCACGTCGTTTACTGTCATCATGCTTCAAACATCCAATTCTTATACATATCAGAACTCATTCTTTGAGTGTTATTTAATAAATCTTTTGCTTCCCTTTTAATCTTCTTATCAATATAAAGGCCGTAAATCCATAAGCCAACGAACAATGCGTTGAATGTCAATGATACTCCAATCAAGAAAGCTACCATGCTTTAGACACTCCGATTCTTCTGGTGATAGGCCATTTGTATTCGATTGCATACGAACACGCATCCAGAGCATGAGTTAATTCTATATTAGATTTATCTATTCCGCCCTTCTTGTCCCGTTGCACTTGTTCTAAATCTTTAATCAGATACTTACATTTTGGATCAACGGTCATTCCTATATCTCCATTAGCATCAACTAACTTGCGATTCAATGCGTTCAATCTGTCTATGTGAGATGGGTGTGATTTCTTTGCCCATACTGTGTATCCATAGTCGCGAAGGATAGCATGGTCGGAACGATGTGAGGTTGTACTTCTGGCACTACCGGCGGGATCGGGATATATTGTATTCACTTGTGGGTACTTGGCTTTCATTGCTTTTGCCATTGATTCCGTGTTTGAATTAGATTGTCTTATCTCGTCAAAGTAATGGACAGTTCCATCGGTGTATTCACAAGCAAGAACGGCAGTCATATAATCAACGTTCTGGTCCATTCCCCACCATTTGTTTGTTGCGATGTCTTGTGCTTTCTTTAGATGTATTTCCCGGTCAAAGTTGTAGGCAGCACGATTGCCCGTTGTTTCAAACGATGCTTCCATTTCTTGACGATATAAGCGACCATCCATATTAGACTTGATGCGCCTTACTTCATCGTCATCTACGAAGCCACCTTCAATCGTCTTAAACTGCCACGACTTCCAATCAGAGTCGGATTGTCCCTTTAAATACAAATCATACATAGCGTTGTATCCAGATGGTGTTCCGATAAACATGGCGTGACCTTTGGATGTAGCTAACATGGGTAAGATAATTTCTTCCCAGACGTGTGGCTTGAAGTATGCGTATTCATCCAGGATAACTTTATTGATTCCCGCACCTCGAAGTGAGTCCTCATTGTCCGCGCCCTTGATACATATTTCCGCCCCGTTGGTTAAAGTAACCGATAATTCTGATTCGTTGATCTTCGCTTCCGTATGATGACGAAAGAGTTGTCTCAATACAGGCCACGCTATCATCTTCCCTTGCCTGTACGTCGGTGCTATGTACCATCTCGTTTCGTTTTCGGTAACTTGTGGAGAAAGCAGCCACATTATAGCAAGGTGAGTCTTGCCCCATCTTCTTCCCGCCACGATTACTTTGAATCGATGTTGGTCGTTGATTATCTCTTTGCGTACTTCGTTTCTTTGCCACTTCAATCTTCAAAATCAAACACCTTGATAGGATCAGATTTAACCGTTGTCTCCCTAAACTCGGTTGGTTTGCCTTCCACTCGGTTCATATATAT